GATCTGTTTGCTGTTGATAAACTTGAAGATGTTGTGTATGATCTCAATCAGAAGATTGTACAATTGGAAAACTTGATTGAAAGGAAATTAGAATGACTCGTGATGAAATGGTGACTGAACTACGTGCACGAACATGTCGTGTAATCTTTACCAAAGTGAATGGTGATGAACGTGATATGCAGTGTACTTTGAATATTGATTTTATTCCTGAGAATAAACAACCAAAGACTAGCAAAGATTACGCCGATGGTGTAATTCGTGTGTTTGATATCAACAAACAAGAGTTTCGGTCGTTCCGTGTAGAGAATGTACTTTCGTTCTCCTAAATAATACTAAACGGAGGTCTATAATGTTTGGCATCGACCCTATATTGGCAACTATCATTACAGCTGGCGGTATTTTTATCGTCAGCTATCTGATTAACCGTCAACACTTTCGACTACAATATGAAAAAATCATTGAAGCAACAATTGATCATTTAATTAAAGATGGTTACATTGCTACACGTAAAGCTAAAGATGGTGATATTGAATTAATCACCATTAAAGAACTCAAAGATGTTGACTTCTGATACAAAACATGGTATATTAATTATGCCAATGGTTACATATGATGGAGAAGTGAATGGCTCGTCAGCCACAAACCAAGGAACAGATCGCAGCGCGTGTAGCGAAAGCTCAAGCGACCAAAGCAGCGAAGAAGACGAATGCACTTGCATTGATGGGTGCAGTTGCAAAGAAACCTATTAAACAAATTCGCAAACGGCGAGTAATGACGGATGAACAAAAGGCTGCTGCTATAGCTCGTCTTGAAGCCGCTCGTGCGGCCAAAGGTCCATCAAAGAACATGATGATTGATGCAGATGTTCGAAATCTACCTGATGATCATACGTTCAGTTTGAAGAATGTTCGTAAGTGGATTAGTGCCAACAAAGATCTGTTGGGTGCGATGCGTGGTATGAAGGACTCTAAAGAATCCTCTGAACGAGCAAAGTATATAATCGTTGAAACTTATATTGCCAACTTGGAGAATTACCTCCGAAGTGGTCATTACCTAGATCTCCAATTTGGAGAAAAAGGTCAAAGCAAAATTAAATATGTGTGTCGTGGTATGGCGTATTATGCCAATGGTCATCCTAAGAGATCTGTTGGTGTATTGTACTCTGACATTGGAGTGTACACACAAGAAATGGAAGACGATGATCGAAGAAAAGCAATTTCTGACCAAACAAAAATTCGTAAAACTAATTGAGGATGTCGTGCGAGCGACAAACTCAACTTATATGGACGCAGTGATCTCAGTTTGTCAAGACAACGAAGTTGAGATCGAAGACGTCCGAAAGTTTATTACTCCAATCCTCAAAGATAAGATTCAAGCGGAGGCAATGAAACTAAACTATCTTCCAAGACAGAATACTTTACCTATTGACTAACCCTATATAATGTTCTATACTAATCATACTAACATTCAAATATTCAAACATACGGAGAACTACACATGTCTTTTGCAAACCTAAAACGCGGTGGTACTGACCTTTCAAAGCTCGTTAGCGAAGCTGAGAAATCCACTGGTGCGCGTGATCGCATCACCGACGAACGCTTTTGGAATTCCACTCGCGATAAAGCTGGCAATGGCTATGCTATTATTCGCTTTCTTCCTGGTAAAGAAGAAAACACTGTTCCTTGGGTCCGTTATTGGGACCACGCGTTCAAAGGTCCAACTGGCCAATGGTACATTGAGAAGTCGTTGACAACTCTTGGCCAAGCAGATCCACTTTCAGAGTTGAACTCTAAGATGTGGAACGAGAGTGCAGATGGTTCTGCTCAACGTAAGCTGGTAAGCTCGCGTTCACGCAACCTTCGCTATGTTGCGAACGTAATGGTTATCTCAGACCAATTGGCACCTGAGAACGAAGGTAAGGTTAAACTGTATCGCTTTGGCAAGAAGATCTTTGATAAGATCATGGCTGCTATGAAGCCTCAGTTTCCTGATGAGAAGCCTATCGACCCATTCAATATGTGGGAAGGTGCTGACTTTGTTTTGAAGATCAGCTCTGAGATGGTTGGGGGTAAGCCTCTGCCTAAGTATGATGCTTCGTACTTCAAGGCCGCTTCTGCACTGTTTGGTGGTGATGAAGCTAAGTTGGAGGCTATCTACGATATGCAACACTCAATTGGTGAGTTTGTTGATCCTACCACATTCAAGAGCTATGATGAGTTGAAAGCTCGTCTGAATATGGTTCTTGGTGAGTCTGCACCTCGCACGATTCGTGAGACTGCTACTCTAGACAACACTATGGAAGCTCCTACTATCAAGACCGCAGAGAACTTCTCTATGAGTGATGGTACTGAGAATGATGAGACTATGGATTACTTTGCGAAACTTGCGCAAAGTTAATAGTTTTAGCTAATTTAGATAAACAGAGGGCCCAGTGTAACGCTGGGCCTTTTTTATTATCCTCGTGAACCGTATCCGAGGACATACAGTCGCTGCAAATCGCGGCGTGGGTCGTGGGCGCTAGGTCTATCCCCTTGGCCAAGATTAATAGTAGTATCGCCGCCTTTGTGGATAGTAGTATTACCATTGTTTGCAACTACACCGCCACTCAAAGCACTACGTTGTGAACTGGTGAGACTACTTTGTGCTTGTTGTAAATTCTGACCTGTCGTTTTTGGAACTGTAGTAATTGGTGGTTCATATGAAACCCATTCGTCCCCCTTGCCTCTGCCAAGAGATTTCCAATATCCTTTCTGGCCATCCTCGCCTGGCGGTGGATTCGCAAGCGCTGATCCTTGTGGCGCTTGGGGTGGTGGTGCGGGTTGGCGAGGCAATCCCAAGTCTACATCTAAACCAAAGTATTCTGCCAAACCGCCAAATTTATTTTTAATCCAATCTACCAATGGTCCAATCGAGTTATTCCAAATCCATGCTCCTAAGTCGCCACCGTACCCTAAAGCGTCATTCCACGCGGTGGAAATCCATGCTGACAAATCCGGAAATGTGTTCTCAAACCAAGTCCACAATGGTTTAACAGCAATGTTGTATATCCACTCGCCAATGGTTTTGTACACACCGCTGGTGAGTTTAATATATGCCCAAAACAAATCGCTTAGTGCCTTTCCAGGATCTGTGAACAATTCTTCAACCCACTTTACCGCACCTTGAACAAGACCATATATCCCGCCAATCAGGTCGTTGATAATTGTTTCAAAACTCCAACTTTGTAGCCACGTTGCAGCTTCTTTAAATCCAAGTTTTTCCAATGCCCATGCAACAATACTTTTTAACAAGTCAAGAGGTGCACCAACAAAGTCACCAATAAACGCACCAATTCCTGCAACGAACTTATCCAGGAAAGACCCTTCAGTATTCATAAAGGCCATTACACCATCATAAGCTGAAAACAAGAATCCAATTGGTTTTAAGATCCTAAGTGCAAATCTAGCAAACTTACCAATGTTGGCCGCACCTCCAGAAATACCCATAACACTGGATAAGAATCCGAGCATCTTTGCCCCTGATCCTGTCATCCAACCACTAATTCCTTGACCAATTGATATAAATGGATTAATAATAACTGACATTAACTTGCCAGCTTTAGATACAATCCTACCAATCTTACCACCATCTAAACCAACACCAAAGGATCTAGTAACATTTAAACGCAACAGATCAAATGCTTCTGATATCATTACTGCTGTTGATTTAAGTTCTTTACCTGTAAACCTACCAAGAGCATCTTTTGCCATTCTACCGGTTTGTGGATTAATACCAAACCGTTGAAGAATTCCACGAGCTATGTTATCAAATCCGCTTGCAAACTTTAACTTAAAATTGTCGGCTAATTTACCAACGCTGGATACAAGACTAGATGCTAGCTTTCTAATTACAGGAACTTCCCAACCTCTTAGACCCGCAATCGCAAGCGGCAGGGCAGCCAATACTGGCAACAAGTAATCACCAATATTAAATCCAGCACTCGCAGATTGACCCGCTTGCTGGCCAGATTCAAAACTCTTTGCAAATTTAGACTTGTTACGCGCTTCACTGGCAGTTTCAAGAGAATCCGTATTTAATCGTTCCGCTTTCTTTTGATCAAAGAACATAGTAAAGGATTTGTCAATCGAATCCGTCAGCTTTTTAACTGCTGATGTTGTTTCGTTAACATTTTTGCTAGTCAGATCAGAAGACTTCTGATTGTTCTTTAACTGACTAACAATATCTTGTAGCGTGGCCGCCATTATTGTGATCCTTTATTATGTTCCTGTTGCTCTTTAATCCATTGCATCAGCAGAGTAACGTAAACTTCTTTTTCCCATGGTATCAATCCGTCTATCTCATCTAACGAAAAATTATGATCGCGCATTAATCTAAAGTTACTAGTATAATAATTAGATAGGTTTTCGTGAGATAGACTTATTAAAAAAAATTCTGCATACCTTCAATTGTGTAGGTATTGGCATGTCGGCATTTAACGCAATTAAAATGAACTTCGTGGGTCATCTTGGGAATTGTGTCAACGAATGATCTAATCTTTTGTAGTTGATCACCTGTCATTGATTCAATAAATTCTTCAATATCTTTATGACTAACATCTTTTAAATCAATCCGTTCTTCGGCAGTATGAATAGCTTTCATTACTGTCATAATCATCTCAAATGTCTGTTCTGTTTGAGATGTTGAGTTGGTCAGTTTTTTATTAGAAGCCATTGCACCAAAATGTGGATACGACATCTCAAGTGTAATATCATCTGTTAATTTTATCATGAAATCTGTTTTTGGAACAGTGATCTCAATGGATTGTAGATCAACCGAAACTTTGTTAGTATGTTCACATTCTGAACAGTTAATACCAATATCGCTTGTCTCGCCAACAGACTTTGAACGAATCTTGACAAACATGTATTCAATATCAAATGTCGTTAAACTCTTTGGATCAATAGTGTCATCAACACATGCTACAATAGTATCTAACACAGCGTTCAGTGCTTGACCAGTATCCTTTGTTTCCATAGCAAGCAAAAGAATCTTTTCCTCTTTTACAAGATATGGTCGGAACTTGACCGTTTTGTTTGTAGACGGAATAACCAAATCATATTTTGGAGTATTATTTAACTTAGGTAGTGCCATTCATTTCATCCTTATTCATTTCAAGCCATTTTCCATTTACGATAAGAAAGCTGCACAAGCAGTTCTACTGTCGCATTTTCAGAGGCATCAGATAATTCAATTGCGGTTACAGTTGTGGGGAACGCTTCATAAAGTTCACAACTATACATGATTTTGTCTTTAGATATCAAATCAATATCAAATATTCTATCACTGTATATTGGTAGACCTATACCGCGTTTTAATTGATGGATCTTTACGGTTTTTGCGTATTCGTTAAGATATCCAATTTCATGAGTGTTTGGATCAATTGCAAGAGCCTGCCATGACTCAAAATATGTACGGATCTTATAATCGTTCATTACATGAAAAGACAGACTAACATCGTCACTAATAGAACTGTAAGCTACCTTTTGATCAATTGCTCCAATGACTCTGTTGTTGGTCATTACTTGCCGACCAGGGACATTAACAGCTTTACACAACAGATCAAGATCACGAGTTGATATTCCGTTGATTGATGGCAATTCAACTCTGAAGTAGTTGGCCATTGCTATGCCACCACTATTTGATATCAAACCTTTTAACTCTTCAATACTGGCCATTAGATCATGTTCCTCGAATCGGCATAAACTTTATTTATGCTGTATTTCTTACCTTGAGAGTTGAAATCAGCGGTTGGAAGAAACACAGCAATTTCCCACTCAGGTGCTGGAACCATAGCAAATCGACTTCTGACGTGATCAGTCAAGTAGTGTTTGATACATGGTTTAAAGTACTTCATCTTTGCGGCCCGTTGCAAAGCGTTGTACGTCAATTTAAACTTTGTCGTATCATCGTAACGATTATTGTTCGTAACTTCCAAAAGAGCGTCAAGAAACTTAGCTCTTAAAACTGGCGGTAGGTAGTGTAGGTTCAACCCTAAGAAACCACCTTCAGCGGGTTTCAGTACGATAACAAGTGGGAAAGAGTCATAGTATGGTAATGTCTCTTTGTGTTTTGGATCATAGAAGAACATAAACATTGAACCAACCACTTGGCGGTTCTTAATCTGTATAGGTTCTTCTTTCATCAACTTAGCACGGTTGATTTGCTTTATAGTTGACATTTTATTACGGAACCATTCGCGCGACTGTGAAGTGCGCGGCGTGATTCCAGCTCTAAAAGCTTCATATTCTAAGGTTTGAAATAAATTACTCATGTGCTTATTTATGTTGATATTTGTGTTATATTACTTTTTAGGATAAGGTTTCATCGGTTTTAACGGTTTTAAAGGTTTGGGCATAATTCCCATTTGTTGTAAAGTGTGTTCTGTCCAAATTTGAAAATGCCATCCATGGTCTTTGGCGTATTCAGAAGCGGCTTTCCATTTGCATTGGTTCTTAACATAAGTCACAGCTTCGGTAATGTATCTTTTGGTTTTGCGTTGACTAGTTGGAACTTTGGTCTCTTTGTCGGGTTTTATCTCTATCAGAAAAGTAACACCCTCATTAGTGACATATTTTAGATCAACAAAGTATCTATGGTAACTTTTGTCAACGTCAAAAAAATATGGAATAACAACTTCTTCGCTTGACCATTCTTTTATTTGGGGGTTGTTGTCAAGCCATCTAAAACAATGACGTTCCCACATTGAACGGTATATTACGTTTGAATCGTCACCTTTATACTTGTGAGGATTGATAACCTTGTATCTTCCCTTATAAATATTTGTGGATGCAACTGTATTTATTAGGCAAACAATGGCTGGTTATTACCAATATCCCATAGAACATCAAGATGAGTTCTTAGGAACAATATCGTTTGAGGCGATGGTTGAGCCTCCAATTGAGGTAACTTTGTTTGGTGCTGGTGCTAGCACAAACATTCAAACTTTTGCCGACCGCGGCGCCGTTGCCGCAATTGACTACGATGTTCAACAACAATTGTTTGGTATACCAAGAACACCCATAAGCCCCGGGATAAATGGTGTAACAAGTGATGGTAAGGTCACATTATTTTTACCAAGAGCTTTACAAATCCAAGATGGTGTAAGTTATGACAACAATGTTAACTTAGGTGCCATTGGTGCCATCGGCGCAGGTCTAGTTGCTAATGGCGCAAGTATTGCTAGTGCATCACAAGCTGCAATTTCTGGAAGTATTCAATCATTTATTGATGGTATGACCAATGGTGGTGGAGGAGGAGATCTTGCTCGTTTAGCTGCTGTTCGTGTTGGTGATAACGTTAATTCTGCTAGCCCAGAATTTAATAATGCTGTAAAATCAATTGCGCAAGTTGTGCCAAATCCAAACACGAGAACCTTGTTTAGAGGCGTTGCAATGCGCGCCTTTATGTTTGATTTTTCGTTAATTGCTAACAGTGTTAGAGAAGCGCAAGAGATCAAGAATATTATCAGATTTTTCCGTACTCAACTATATCCAGAAGATATTGGTGGAACAGCTTCAACTCAAGGTGTTCTAGGTTTAAAGTTTCCAAACAAGTTTGAAATTAAAGTTAAGTATCGTGATAAGGATCTTGGAATTCGTTTTCTACCTTGTTATTTAACATCCTTTTCTGCGACTTACAATGAACAAGGCGGTGCAATGCATAAGGATGGTGGTTGGAACATTGTTCAAATTCAACTATCATTTAGCGAAACTCGTACACTTGTCAAACAAGATATTGAACAGGGATATTAATGTCAAAATACTTTGCTCCTTTTCCGCTATTACAATACAGTTTTGGTACAGGTGAAGATCCTGTTTTATTTCAAAACATTTCAACGTATATTGATTTAGTCGATCAAATCAAAGATGATATATCTTATTATCAAACAATGCAAATAGAAGAATATGAACGACCAGATACTCTATCTTATAAGTTGTATGGTACAACAGATTACTATTGGACATTCTATCTACTGAACGATGATATTCGTGAAGGTGGATGGCCACTGTCTGGTGCGGACCTACAAGCTAAGGCGTTGATTGACTACCCAAACAGAGTAATCACAACTACAGGCGATATATCCTCAACATTCCTTCCTAACGAAACCATAATTGGTCTTACTTCAACATCAACAGGTAAGATTTTAAAGAGATATCTTGATCTTGGTCAGATAGTGGTTAACTCTCCTAACAACTTTGGCGTTAATGAGTTGATTAGAACATCCACTGATGAAATTACAACTGTCAATGTGTACAGAGAAACTGCTCAATATAACAGTGTTCATCACTATGAGGATACGAATGGTAATTGGGTTGATATTAACCCATTCACTCAGAACGTATCAGGGTTAATTCCTGTGACATATTTAGATAGAATGATTGAACGTAATGAACAATTGAAAACTATTAAAGTGTTAAACAAAAGAGTTGCTCCTCAGATATCATCTGGATTTAAGAAAGCGTTATTGAGTTAATATGCAATCAGCAAAGCATTACGTTATAGAACAAGCTCTAATCACTGCAGATCGCACTGCGGGATTTACATTAGACATATCTGCTGCGATTGTAGAACTCAACATATTTGAGAATTTAGAACTTCCATATTTAACTGGAATTGTTCTAATAAATGATGAGTTTGATTTATTAAACAGAGTCGGTTTTGTCGGCACAGAGCGTTTAGAAATTAAAATTGCTCAACCAAATAATCCAAATACAATAACCAAAAAGTTTGTTGTTGAACGAATTGAACGGTCGGAAAAAGTAAACGACCAAAAAGAAATGTTGATGATTCGTATTATTGAAGAGCATGCTTATAACAGCGATCTCATTAGATTCAGTAAAGCATATACTGGTAAACCTGAAAAAATTATTGAAAAAATTCTATTAGATCAATTACAGTTGAAATTGAATAACAAGTTTGCAGAATCTAGTCAACCTAACATGAAGGTCGTTGTACCATACATGACTCCGTTACAGTCGTGTGAGTGGGTGAGATCCCGCGTTTCTACCATTAATGGATCTCCTTACTTTCTATACTCGGCTCTAAATGAAAAAGATTTGGTGTTGAGTGATTTGGATACCATATTGTCAACAGGTACTTGGAATGGTAGTATTGATCGTCCATTCTCATATTCACAAAAAAACGCAAGTTTTGTAGATGAGTCAAATATTGAAAGACAAGCATTCACTATAGAGTCATACACGTATGGTAATACCGAAGATACTCTTGCATTGGCTCGACAAGGTATCTTTGGCGCTCAATACTATTTTACTGATTTGTCTTCTGGGATAACTGAACAACAACATTTTGATATAAAAAATGTTGTAGCTAAGATGGAAAGCACTGGCGTATTATCCGGTGGTAAAACTCTTGCAATTGATCCTGACTATGTAGTTAATGGCAAACAGATTAATTTAATTAATTCGGCTCACGTTCATCAAATTGTTAGCAATGGATCTTACCCAGACTATTTTAATTACTATGAAGAAGGTGCCGGCGCAATTGCTAAGTATATGTTAAATGCTTCTAACGTTGCGCTGAGATATTTGTTGTTTAAAAATGCACTACAATTCAAAGTCCCAGGTTTTAACTTCTTAACTGGAACAAATAGATCTATTGGTAAGATGGTGGAGATTAATATTTTCAACAGTGACATGACATTGCAAAATCAAGCAAGTGTTGCAATAGAAGAC